TGGCAGGAAGGTTTGGTAAAAAAAACGGGTTTGCGTTTTCGTTTTGCATAGTTATGCAATCGTTTGCATATATGCGTTTTGGGTTTGCGTTTATTGTTGGTGCTGGTTCGTAAATGCTTTTGCGTTTAAGGTTTCCGTATCGTGCGCCGCGTGAACTGTTGCAGGGTTTGCAGGCGGCTACTAAGTTATCGAGACCGTTTACTCCTGGCGTATCTGTAGGCCAGCGGTCTACTTCTATTAGGTGGTCTGCTGTTGTTGCTTGTCGAGTGTTGCACCAATGGCATAACGGTTTGTCTTTTAGTAGGCGTTGTCGGTTTGTTTTAAATTCTGTTTTGCTTCTAGCTTCGGCGTTTAGGTTGCGTTTGTTTTGTTGGGCTGGGTTATGTGTTCTGCGTTTTTTGCCTTGTGTCATATTCTCACGCGCTTCGCTTGTGCTGACGCGGCGCATTTGCGCCTTGTCCTAGTTTGTGTTGACTTACCAGGTAGACGGGCTGAAGTTTGTAGGTTTGTTTTGTTTTCATATCGTCTTTATGTTGTGATTAAGCCTAGTGCTGTAAGCCCGCCCGCTGCTTAGCCTCGCGCAGCACCCTATTTCTTTAATCGTTAGCCAGGCCCTGTATCACTACAGCGCCTTCTACCCGCGTTACCGCGTATTACGCCAACCGCGCCGCTACGCGCTTAGGCCTATTGTGAAACGTTATTCAGTTGTCTTTAAGTTCGGATAACTTTAGCGCGTCTATAACCTTCGAGATATCGCTTTTAGTTAAATCGCCTGTTGTGTTTATTTGGCGTTTTAAAACGTTGCTGCAATACTCTTTAAGCTTGTCGCCTGTAATGCCTTGCCCATTAGCTAAAGCCCGCATAAGCCCTAATTGCTTTGTGCTTGGCGCTGGCTGGTGCTGTACTTCTGGGAAAGGTACTTCTATATCGTGTAATGGTTTAACTGGCGCTAAATGTGTTTGCTGACGGCTTTGGGCTGCTTGCACTTCATCACGGCTAGCAATCGCGTTACTAATAGCAAAACCCATATAGCCAAGCGCACGACCTAAAGCGGACGTAAAACCTACTTCGTTTTCGCTGTTTTTTGTGTAAGGCGTACGGCCTGGATACAGTTCGGCAGCTGTCGCTATAGCTGGTATCGGGTCGTTAGCGTCCCGCCAAACTGTAACCGTGCAACGGATAAAGCAGCTTTTATCTGGCATTTCAATAACTTCACGCGCTGTTTCTTGTATGCGTAAATCTGGGTATTTTTCAAACGCTAAACGTAAACGGGTAGCGACGTCGACGTAATTATCTAAACTGAAACCCATTACGCCGCCTTTTCTGTTCGGTGTTTAATCAGTTCGTCAGTCGCTGGCAACATATCTATAGGCCATAACTGGTTTTGTGGCATAGCAAAGCACGGATAACGCCAGCTTGTTTGGTAATTGTCTTTTCTTTCGTTACAGCGTTTTAGCGTCGAGAAACCGCGTAACGTCGCTTCTTGTGTTAATTGGTTGATAGTTACCAAAATGTATCGGCCTGGTTTGTCGCCGTAATGTTTGTCGTCTGGCGCGTGAGTAAGTAAACAGCCGTTTTCGTGGTATGTGGCCCGCACTTCGTAACCTAAAATGTCGTTAGACCTAAAACTATATGGTCGATAAACGTTAACGTAATCAAAATAGTTAGCTACGGCCTGTTCACCTAAAAGCCCGCAAAATTTTATGGCTTCGGATAGTAACGGGTTTGCGTCGTAAGTTGTTTTAGCTTTACGGTTCTCAACTTCTAACTGGATAAGGCCCGAAATTATTAAACAGTTTTTGTAATCGTCTTGCGTTAATTGAATAACTGGCTGGCCTAAATCGTTTAATTTAGTTATCACGAAATACCAAATTTTCTAAGCGCTGTACTTCTGTTGCCTGGTGATTTAAACGGTCTTGTAATTCGCGTTCGCGTAGTTCGCCTTCTTTTACTTTGGCGCGTAAATCTTTTATAACAGCTAACAAATATTGCAATTCGACTATCACGCTTTTTAGGTCTTGTACTAAATCGCCGTCATCAAAGACGTATTCGCTGCACCAATTTTGCAAATTACGAATATTTTTATTTGTAACAAAATCGGTAGTTTTTGGCATAAACATATCGCTAGGCCGCGCAGGGTCGACTAACGGGACTTTGTTATCTGTTATCTGGTTTATGACGTGCGCTAAAGTTTTTAGCTGTTCGCGGTCTGCGTCAAATGGTTCGTTTTGGTTTGGCATTTTCTCGTAGCCTTTCTCGTTTGGTTATAAAGTACCATAGTGCAACCGTGTACGCAGTAAGAAGCGACGCGATAATTAAATGCTTTATAAAGACCACGCCCGCCAGCCTTTGCTATAACGATAAATGGCTAACGCTGCACGTAAATTAGTTTCTACATTGAATAGGTCGGCGCAGTCGTTTAAAATGCCGTGTGCTTGTAAATAGCCGCGTGGCCAATATTGGCTAGGTTTGCACCAAAAGTAATTTATTTGCATTACGCCCGCGCTACCCCCGTTTGGGTCTTTAGGGTTAAATGCGTCTGTTTGGCAGCGGCTTTCACGGTAGGCGACAGCTACGACGGTTGAAAGTTCGTTAACAGGCCAGCCAACATATTTAGCCATATTAAAAACTTGCCCGCAAAGGGTCTGCGCTGGGGCTGTAGTCGACGTAGAAGGCACGGTAACGGGCTGGCCGTACCCTTCGTAAACCGTGTCGTAGCGTGGCTGTAAATCGTCTGGCGTAGGTGCTGGGGGTTTAGTCAGCATAAACGCAGAAACAAACGCAATAAGCGCCGATATAGCGCTTTTAGTTAATAGGGTCATTAGTTGCCTACTTTCTCGTTAGGGTTAAAACCAGCCTAACAAAACCCCTATACAGTTTTGGGCATATCCTTAAAAACGTCATTAAACGCTTGTTTTACAAGGTTTTCATTAACAGACATAGCAGGCGAAATTTCTATATGAAACCAATCGCCGCCCGACCATTTACCTTTTAGCCAAGTCCCTCTATCGCATTTCCAGCTACGGTTTTCGGCATAGTCGATAACTAACTCTATTTGTAGTGTGTCGGCGTTTTCTAAAAGTTTGTAGATAAACGGTAAAGCTGTTTTGCGTCCGTTAACTACGCCTTTGTCGGTCATTTTTCTATAGCTGAAGTCAACTGCTAAACCTCGCGCGTGATTAGATAACTGGCCTGGTTTGGTTCGAATATCGCGCACCACCCAACTACCGTTATTCCAAAGCGAACCGCCAGACCGTTTAACTATCTGGCGTATAAATTCGTCTGTACCTTGCAACGGGCCTTTAGCAACTGGCGCTAAAACCGCTGTATACGGTCTACGGTTTATCGTCTTTTTCTTTGTCATTAGGTATGAATAAACAAGCTAAATCTGGGTCGCCTATTTTTGTCGATAACCACGCCAACACAGTAGAAATAATCGGTACAAGCAAACTAATTAACATAGGGTCAATATTGTTTTGTGTTGCCCAATAAATAAACAAACCGATTAAGCCGCCTTTGGTTGTTTGGTCGCCTATTTGCCGTTTGGCTTTGTTAATTTTTTTGCCTGACATAATTACTATTCGTTATCGTTGTCAATCGGTTTTATTTTTGGCGGCACAAATTCGCCGTATTCGCCTGCGTCTGCGTCAAATGTCCAACCAATACCAGCGTAACAACCGCGAAAATTAGCGTTGTAACTTGTTTGCAACCACTCACCCGTTAGACCTATTGACGCAATAAACGCTTGCCCTATCGGTTCACTTTCAGGAAAATCGCCGCCACCACAATCATTATTGCTGATAACAATTACTTGCTGTACTACATCGTTTTCTATGTTTGCAAAATGTGCCATAACTAAACCTTAAACCTGACATACACAATGCCACTACCGCCAGCCCCGCCAGCATTACCGCCTGTAGCGCCTGCGCCACCAGCGCCGACCGTAACTGTTGCGTTTGCGTCTAAATAAATTGTTTGCGTGACTGTGCCACCACCACCGCCGCCACCGCCTTGCGAACCGCCACCGCCACCGCCGCCGCTGTTTGCTGACGCTGCCGACCCTGTGCCACCAGCCGAACCATTAGCACCGCCATTAGTGCCCGAACCAGCAGTGCCACCAGCCAAACAACCAGCACCGCCACCACCACCAATAAGACTTGACGCACCCGAAATAAAAGTGTTTACCTGCACGCCCGCACCACCATTACCAGCAACCGAACCGCTCGCATTTGCGCCTACACCGCCTGAACCACCACCACCACCACCTGGCCGCTGAACATTTGCCGCACTATTACCACCAGCAAAACCGATACCCGACCAAGTAGTAGCGCCGCCTGCCTGCGAAGTTGCTTCTAAACCGCCACCACCAGCGCCTGTGATACCTGCGCCGCCTGCCGCCCCGACTTTTGCTTGCCCAGCGCCACCAATACCCAACTTATTGACACCACTAAAATTCCCGTTACCACTATCTGCAGCAGTCGAACCGCCACCCGAACCGCCACCAAACAACAACACATCAAACAAACCTGATTTAGTAACCGTCAAAGTGCCTGACGAAGTAAAGGTAAGAAGCGTGTAGTTTATGCCGCCTACTGTTATTGAACTAGATGGACCGCCTGTAGCCGTGCCGTAACCAGTCCCCGCACCTAAATTAAAAAAAGTGAAAGTAGACGCCGACAAAGCAAGTAAATAGCCGCCCCCATATTGCGCCAAAGTTAAACTACCTGCCGTATTTACTGTTACGCCAGCGCCAGCCGTTACTACTGTCGACCCTGCGCCTTTGTTAGAAATTTGGATAACGTCGCCCGTTACAAAAACATTATTGTTAACCGTAATAGTTGTGCTACCTGCATTGTTCATAATGACCCGCTTGTAACGGTCATTGTTAACTAGAACGTAGTTTGCTGTTACGTCGTTTATAGGCAAATTTTGCCCGTCGTTTAATTGCGCTGCAGTTAATACAGCCCCAGAAACATAAGGATAAGGCGTAGCCATAGTTCGCAGTCTATCCTAAGACGTTTAACGCGTCTAGTATCCCGTAAATAGCGTCGTCTAAAATCAGTTCGTAAACAATAGTTGTAGGCGCAGTAAAATATAAAACCTTGTGGCCTGAACTTAGGTCTAAAACGTGTTCAATACCTTCTACGCTTAATTCTTGCGCCAATTCGGTAGTGCCTACCCCGCTGGTAAAAGTCTTTTCTATGGTTATTGTTTGGCCTATATCGACTGTCGCTAATGTGTCTTTTTGGGCTGTAGTCAACATATTAAACGACGTGCCGACAGACGTATAGCGGGCTTCTGGTTCGCCTTCTAACAAGTAGTCAGCTAAGTCAGCGGCTGCCGTGTCATTGTGCAAAAGGCTGTTAGTAATGCTTGTAGTTTGTATAAAATATTTGGCTTGGCTTGCTAAGTCCTCTGCTGTTTGCGGGCTGTTGCTACCTAAAATTTGTACTACGGCCCTATTTATTACCTGGTCAGCTTCAAACGTTATGCCTAAAGCGTTGTATTTAATGTTTGTGCCGTCGTCGTGAAAGTCAGCTACCGAAGCGCTAAGCGTGTTACCTATGCGCGGCTGAAATGTTAAAACGCCGTCCCGCGACATAAATAGGCGGCCTTGTTCAGCGTCGTTAATTTGGCTGCAATACGAAAGCGCGTTAGTCCCCTGCGCTACGGTAAACGCGGACGCACCGCCTAAAGTCGCTACCCCAGTCGAAATGTCCCTAGCCGCCGCTGGAAAATTGACCTCTGGTAAATCTAAAACGTTTTCTAAACGTACGTTAGATAGTTCCTCGTCTACGTTGTATTCGTTTAAAAATGTTTGACTTAATAAATAAAAATCGTCAGCGCAAAAAACGGTAACTGTATCTATACCGCCTAAATTAAATGAATAATCGTAGTTAACTATGTAGCCTTTAAAAAGGTATTCGGCTGTGTTGGTGCTGTCGTAGCGCACTAATTCGACTTCACGCATAGGCGCTAAACCTGGTTGCGCTGTAGACGGGTCAAAATATGGGCTGTTTTCGTCGAACGGGTTAAATATGCCGCTGGTATCGCTAAGGGTAAACGACATAGTGCCAGCGCCGAACTGGTCGCCTACGTCCTCACGGCCACGCTTTACCCGCACGTTTATGCAACCGTCTAAAACGGCAGCAAAGTTAGTAGTACCGTCTAAAACGTATTGCGTATTATCTAAAACGCCTGCTGTAGCGTCGTCAAGTGTGAAGCCGTCTTGAATAAAACCCGTGTCTATAAACAGTTCGTAATTACCCGAACCGACAACCGCTACGCCAGCCATTACGCGATTTGCAACTGCAACGGGCCGCTAAGACGGTTATAGGCCCGCAAAGCGTCGTTAATAGCTTCGCCTACTTCGCCTTTAGTAGCCAGCTGGCTATTTACGTTTATGGTTACGTTGCCTAACGGCTGGCCTTTGTCTGTTGGTGCGCCAACGGGTATAACGCTAGGCATAGTAGGCGCTGTCATTGTCGGCGTCGTGCTAATTGCGTTAGTAAATTCGCTGCTAATACCTTTTACGTCAGCAAGGTTTATACCTTTTTTACCTAGCTTGGCTTGCGCTACGGCCATAGCCGCTTCAACGCCCGCTAAGTATTGTTGGGCGTTGGATACGCCAGCGGCGTAAAATTTGTTAGCTGACAAAATGCCTATTTGTTCAGCTATTTTGTTTGTTTCCTCTACAAGTTTGTTAGCCCGTAAAACGTTTTCACCAGACTTTAAAAGTTCTTTGGCGATAGCTGCGCCGCTATCTATGCCCGCGTCGATTACTTGCTGTAGCGCTTCTTGCGATAGGCCCGTAGCTAACAACTGTTCTACTAAATCGGCAAACTCTTTAGCTTTATCGGCTTGTTTTTGTAGCGCACTAAAAAACGTGCTGCCTGCGTCCTCGCCGCCTTCCTCAAAAGCTGCGCCAAAATCTAAAGCGCCTTTAATTACGTCAGTAACTGAAGTAGCAAAATCATTAAAAGCGTCTTGGGCTTTTTTAAGTCTGTCTTTGGCTGCGTCTAATGCTTCGCCCATTTCTTTATTAAGCGCAGTTGCAGCGTTTTTAACGGCTTCAGTTACTTTATTTATTGCGCCTTTGCCGCTACCTTTTTTGTTTTCGTCGCTTGCTAAATTGTCTAAATCAGTTGTAACTTTTTTAATTACGTTGCCAAAACTATCTAAACGATTTTCGGCGTCTAAAATTGTTTGGTTCTGGCTTAAAACTGCGCCTTGTAAAACGCTTACTTTATAGGCAAAACTGTCAAAGCTTTTTTCTATTGCGCCAATATCTATAAACGTGTCGAAGGCTTTAGCCATTGTTTTAATGGCGTCTAGCGGGTTACCTGTAACAAACTGAAATTGGGCTATAAGTACCTGGACGGCTTTATATACAACGTTTGCCATACGTGCCGCGTTGACAGCAATAAATTTAAACGCTTTTACTAAACCTTCGCCAGCGCTACCAGTTTCAGCTACAGCTTGTTGAAGGCCTTTGCCTAAACCCTGTTCGCCAAAAGCTGTTATAACTCTGTCGACTGCTGGCAATACTTCGTCGTTTAAAAATTTTACTAACGTAGAAAAAACAGGTAATAACAATTCGCCAATTTTTGTTTTTACGTTTTCAAATTGTGCGCTTAAAATACGTTGCTGGTTTGCTAGGCCGTCTGAAGTTCGCGCGAAATCGCCTTGCGCGTCGCCTGTTTGTTCATAGATTACTTTTTGTGCCGCTAAAATTTTTTGTTGCGCTGTCAATGCACCGCTACCGCTATATATGCCCAATTCCATAGCAGCGGCTTTTAACGTTGCGTCGTTTAACAAAACCCCAAAACGCCTTAAGGGTTCAGCTTCACCGCGTAACGCAGCGCCAATAGCGTTAATGGCTTCGTCTGGCGTAGTGTTATTGAAACTGGCTAGGTCAGCAGACAAAGAAATAAAATCAGTTGTAAACGTCGCTAACTGGTCGCCTGCTAAACCTGCAGCTTTACCAAACGTGCCGAACGTGCCAGCAGCCGCTAAAACCTGGTTTTGACTTTGCCCGATTTCACGCGCAGCAGTTTTAGCAAAATCGGTTACAGCTTTGCCAGCGTCCCCAAAAATTACGCTTATTTTGCTTGTGTTTTCTTGTAAATCGCTGGCCGCTTGAATAGCTGGCATTAGGCCCTTAGTGAAAACAAGCACCGAACCAGCAGCCGCTATAAGGCCTGGTACTACCGAAGCTTTAAGAATATTGCCTAATTTGCCAGCTGGCCCGCCAATACCTTTTAACGCCTGCTGCGCTTTGTTTAACCCCGTGTCGTCAAAAGTCGAAGTAATCGGTATGTTAATTGCCATAGCGAACCTTCAACTTTTTATTTAGTGTTTTGGCTACTTCGTCGACAATTTGTTTAACCGCATATTGCACCGTGTCCCTATGCTGTTCTACTGCTGGGTCTATAGCGCGTGGCTGGTAACCGACTTCGACATTTAAATTATTAACGAAATTAGTATTTTTTGTTTTAATGCCTGCGTGGTCATATATTGCGCCTGCCGCGTCCGTTTGCTGGGCGACCATTAACTGATAGGGCCTAGCCTTAAAAGTTACGCTATGGCTTTCACGCGGGTTATTTTCTGCGTCAAATTTGTCTTTAAATTGAACCGTACCGCCTTTGCTGGCCCGTCTACCTACCTTAATTTTTAGGCCAGCTTTAGCCGTTTTGTTAGTCCAATAAACCTCGCGGCCTTTTATAAGTTTGCCGCGAACCATACCCGATAAAGGCGGGACGTCGCCTATCAGCTGGCGGGCTGTAGCAATAATCGGCGCACCAGCGCCTTTAATATCTTTAGTTACTTGCCGTCTGTAAACCTTGTCGTATTTGTTTAGTTCAGCCAAAGTTTCTTTTATGCCTTCAACTTGTAAAACTAGTTTTGGGTCAGACATAAGTTTTATTCTGTTTGTTTAAAATTTCTACGACGGTATACAAATCGTTTATACCAAACTCGATATGGCTAGGCCAGTAATGACAAGTTACTAACACTTCAGCCATAAGGTAACTTACTGTGCCTGGTCTGCTTTTAAATCGGCGGCCTGTTCTACTACTTCAATATTTACAAGGCTATTAATAAACGCGTCTAGCGAACTGGGTACGGTTATTCCGTTTAGGCGGCTGGCTTCGTAGCACATATACGCTAAGTCCTCTACGCCTATGCCGTTAGCTATGTCTGAAGCTTTGCGCCTATATTTTCTTTCCCATAGAACTATGGTCATTAAGTTAGTTTGCACTTCGTAATTGTTGCCGTCTTTAAATACGGCTTTTAGTGTTAATTGCATATTTGCCTTTCGTAGGGCAGCGCTTTATTAGCGTTGCTTGTTTTTTTAGTTCTCAGCGGCCAAAGCCGCGCCATTATGAAACGGCTTTAGTTAGTGTGCCGCCAGTAAACGTAAGCGTAATGGTCGACAGTTCGCCAAGACTTGCGTTTATTGGCGTGTGGCTTTCCAAGTATGCGCCAGTAAGCGTATATTTTGGTGCAGTAGCGCTAGGGGTTACAAGACCTGTAGCCGTTGGCGAAACCGTAATAGTTGTTTGAATACCGACCAAACCATAAATAGTTGCTTCGGTTTCACTTGCCGCGTAGCTTTGATATAGCGTTACTTCAAAACTGTTGTTTTGCAATGAAGTTACAGCAGAACCGCCAAATTTGCGGGCCGTGTCGCCAAACGCTGTAGTTTCAAGTTGTTCGTAATTGTATGTCAATACTGCGCTAGTCGCCTGGTCTGTTAAGTCGACTGAGTTAATAGTAAGCGCTGGGTTTGAAAGATAAACGGTAGTTGCCATATTTGGTTAGTCCTTGTCTGTATCTGTATCTTTAGTTTTACCAGATTTTTTAGCGCTTTGCGTGGATAGGTGGCCGCCTTCTACAAGCGCTTCAACGTCTACGCCTTCTAAATCTTTGTCAGTAACAGTATCGCCGCGTTTAAAACCTGCGAACCTGTCCGAAGTAACCATATAGCTAGTCATTTGTTTATCCTTACGCTGTCTGGGCTTGCATTGTTATAGTCAAATCATACGCAGGATAAGCCACGCCGCCTACTAAAGCTTCTGTAGGCCTACCGTCCGTAACGCCTACATTAGCACCCAGCACCAGCGAAGCAAGGTTAAGTAAACTGCGTTGCGCGTCCAGGTTGCCTGGCCCTAAAGTTATTACCCGTACTGGAAACGACATCTTTACTATGTTGGCGTTAAACGCTTCAAAGCTTGGCGCGTCAATAAAAGCGCAAGGCGGCACAAGGTTTCGCGGGTCGTTCACTACCTGTAACCCTGTAACGGCTGTAAGTGTCGTAGTTAAATTTGTTAGCGACGTATTAAACAAGTCGGTAAAGTTTTGGGGCATTACGCAACCGCTGGCCTATCGACGCCTAACAGCTGTTTAATCATTGGCGACAAACCAAAACTATTAGCCGTGCCTAAACCATCAAATGACGCAAAATCTTGTACGCCGCCGCGTTGACGATACAACGCGCCGCCATACATAATCGTTCCTAAACTGACTGCCCCGTTTGGCACGGTAGTTAAACTTTCGTTTTTGTAGCCTGCTTCGCGCCTTCTGGCGTAACAAAAATTGTTAGCAGCTGCCGCGCATTGTGTTAAAAAGGCTGTATCGGCTGCCGTCGCTGTACCAATACCTAACCAGTCCTCTATTTGGCCTGCAGTTATCCACGTGCAAACAGGCGTTGTAGTTAGTGTGCCTGTTGCTGCAACTATGTTTACGTTGTCTGCCGTTTTCGCATATAGAACTTGGTTAGCTATTGGGGCTTCTATGTCGTAGATAAAAAAGCCTTGTTCGTCTACGCCAGTAAAATAATATTCTGGCAACGCGTCAACGGTATAAGTACCGTTAAAGGTTGCGTCGACGCCAGCGATAGTTACGCTTTGCCCTACTTCTAACGGGTCGGCGTTAGTAACAAGTACGACTACCGCGTAATTATCGGTTAAATATTTTTGTTTGACCGAATAGACGGCCATAGCTGGCCTTCTTTCTAGTCGTTAAACGAACTTAACGAACTTGGTAGCGTCTGCCATAAACGCGGCTGCGTAGCCCCTAAAGGCAATAGTGCGGCCAAGTGTGGCTGGTACGTCTACAGAAATTGCGCCTTTTTGCTGTTCGTAAAACTCAAAGCCTGCGGCTGGACCTGCTGCGTGGCCCATAAATGAACCTGGCGCGTTTTTGTCTACGACAAGTACAAGGCCTAGCGGGTTACCGTTCCAGCTTGTAGCAGCTGAATTACCTGCAGCATTTTGACCCATAAGATTAGGCGCACCTACAAACGGGAATACTGGTCGGTTTTGGTCGTCTACTGACGAAGCAAGCGCAGCCCAGCTACCAGGCGTTACAAACATATGCGTAGGTAGGTAGTTTGTGTTTAACGAAATTTGCCTTGCGCCTTCGTAAATTGCAGCTACCCAATCAGCGCCTACGGCTGTATCTGTAACCGTTGAAGTTTGCGAAATTGCAGCGTGGCAAGTATCGACAGCGAAATTATCTGTTGCTTGTCCGTAGGCAATAGCAAGTTGATTTAAAATAATGTCAATGCTTGCAGGGTCTGACCAGTCCAAGTCTTGTTCTGAAACTGTTACATAAGTACCAAAACTTTTCTTTGTAATGTCATTGTTTGAAACTACAACAGTCGAAGCGTTAAGCGCGTCGAATTGTGCGGCCTGTTCTGTCGCTACTGGACGTGTCGTAATTTTTGGGCGGCGAAATGTTGCGCCCGCTGTCGGCATAGCACGAGTGCCAATAGCTGTAACAAATGGTCTGATTGGGTTAAGCCCGTCATAAACAGAACCTACAATAATTTCGGGCAAAATGCCTGGCGTCGATTCAGTATTTACATATGGTGCAACGCCTGGCGCAGCTTCAATTCGTGCGGCGTTAATGTTCGCGTTAAGTTGTGCGAAATCTGAACCGCCGCGTACATAGCTAGCGATATATTCCGAAGTCGAAGGCAAACGAAGTTTTTTTGGTTGCGCGTAAACAGTGTGTACGGCTGCAGCTTCGATTACTTGCGGGGTTTCTACTGGTTCGTTCATTTTTGTTACCTCTTGTTCTGGGTCTTGTTTACTATTTAACTCTACTTCTGGTTCTGTTTGGTGGATACTCGCAGCCACCCGTTCAACTTTAGCGGCTTCGAAAGCGCCGTAAGGCAAAAGGCTTAACTCTTGCCAATCGGCCTTAGTAATAATCATCGTGCCAGCTTCATCAAAACTGTATTCGACTGGCAAAATACCTACCGAAACGCTATCTAAAACGCCGTCTTCTGCTAGTTGTAATGCTTCGTCGCCTGCGCGGGTTTCGCTAATGCGGGCTTCAAAAAGTACCGTATCGTCTACTTGGGTACGGGCCGAAACTATGCCTATTGGCTGCGTACTATCGTGGTAAAGATACATTTTTGGTTTCTTGCCTTCTAACGGCAAAGCACCATTAGCAAACTTTACTTTTTGACCGTCGCTTACTACGGCTTCGACTTCGTACTGAACCGCTACGCCCGCTAACGTTCTGCGGGGCATTTTCTCGCCAGCGGGCGCAGCGTCTAAATTTAAATCTTGCGGCACTAATCTAATCATCTATTTCTACCGTTTCTACTTCTTCGGCTTCTTCTGGTTTCATCTTTTCTTGCTGTTCTAAATAGCTTTCAATGTCGAAGCGTACTACCGTCCCGCGTGGCAATACGTTATTTGCGCTTAACGTTTCTTGTATGCAGTCAATATAAGGTTTAACGCCAAACGTATATAAATCGCGCGAAGCTTCAGCGCTACTAACGTAACTGTAATTGCCAATACTGACCGAAACTAAATAGGCGGGGACGTTCGCTATACGTGCAATTTCTTTAGCCTGGTATTCTGCCGCGTCAATTAAAAGCATTTTGTCGGGCGTAGCCATATTTGGTATCACTTCTACAAATTCATTTACTGCGCTTGTAGCTGAAGCAAAACGTGCTTCGTCGTATGCTTGCGCTAAATCACGTAATTCTTGTGCTGACATCGGTTCGCCTGCAGTTTGGCGAAGGGTTACGGCTGGCTGCAAACTTGAAGCGTTACGGTTACGGGCCTGTTCTAATTTTAAAGCTGTATCAACTGAAGTAGCGCCAGTATAAATTAAGCCTTGTATCGGGCTTAAAAACTGTATTAAATCTTCGTAGCGAATTGGTAGGCCTTGAAATAAAACCTGTTTAGACGGGCCAAACCAAACGCCGTTAGTTGCTGCCTGGTCTTGTGTTGTAACTATTGCTGCAGGTAAACGAGTAAACGAACTTGGATAGCCCGAACTATCGCGTTCGGTAACATACCAAAAAGCCCGCCCATAAAACAGTAAATCGTCCAGTGTAAAACTGAGTATAAAATTATTTGTTACGCCTTTATCTATTCTTGCTAACCAACTGCGCGGCGCTTCGGGTACTAATTCCATTTCCTCGCCGTTCCACATTTCTTTATACATTTTCAATGGCAAGCAACCAATAACAGAAGCCATAAGGTCTCTACTGCGACTTATTGTCGGTACTTGCATAAATTTTTGTCTTAATACGCCGTCTGAATACGCATAGAAGTTACCGATTTGCGAAGCACCAGCATTACTACCAGTTCGATTAGACGCAGCACCAGCGGCAGCTTTAACGGTTTTTGTTGGTTCAGCTTTGCGGGTAAATAATGCCATTGGTTTAGTATGCCACACTTTATAAAAGTTTTGGTGGTAGGTAGCCGCCGCAGTTACCCTACGAGAAAGTTAAGAAACTCGACGGCTACCCGCGTTACACATTAGCCGAAACACAAACTAAATCGCGTTACGGGTACTAACAATTAACGGCTTACCTATCGTGGCTGGTTTGCTGACCATAGCAACCGCAAACACTAAACAGCGGGCTAACTCGATAGGGCCTGGACTACGCAAACTAGACAAAGTAATAGCGCCTTGATTTTTGACCGCTACGGCCCGTTCTACGTGCTGGGCTAAAAGTGCGCTGCCGTCGTGCCGTATTTTGCCTTCTAAAATCGCTGCCCTAGCGCCTACCGTCCAGCGTTGTAATTCTCGATTACCAACAATAGAAGCGCGCCGTTCAAATTTTGTAGGTAAAGACATTTCGAAAGCTGGCGTAATAAGTAATCGCGTGGTTTGGTCTTGGCAAGCGTTTTCTACAGCCTGCCAACACTCAGCCAAAGTATCTTTAATGAATTCGACGGCTAACTGTATTTGGCCTTTGCTGTTTAGCGCAGCCCTAACGCCTACATAGCGGGCTTCGTCTTGGCTTTGTTCTATAGCTAAAACGCCGCCTTTGGGCATTGGGTCAGCTGTTACCAGTTTGTCGAAAACGCCAGGCTGTAGCCAGCCGTTAGCGCTGGCCGTCCACAAATTTACGCTGCTACGTAAAAATGCGTTACGGTTCGGCTGTTCAGCTTCTGACGCTATAACGTCTAGCGTTAACGTGCTGCCTATAGCGGGGTTTGCTTTTATCCACGCTTCGGGCGTCATAGGGTCGATATCGCTACTAGGTGAATACTCAGCAAAATATAGCGACGTAACCTTTTTTTCGTCTATTGCCCGTAAACCCTGTTCGCGCCATTTCTGCATTTCTTTACTACTTTCGTCGCCAGCTGTCGAAGTCATAAACAACAGCGGACTTTTACGGGTACGCATAGTAGGCAACAGTCCTACGCTTACGCTGTCTGGCGAAACCGCCCAAAGTTCATCTATGCAAACTAAATCAGCTGTAAGACCGTGAAACGAAGTAGGGGTAGCAGCGCGAACTAGCCAGCGTGTACCGTCTGGCAAATTGGCTTCGTTACGGCCTACCGCCCAAGTCAAAATAGCCCCAAATTCTTTTTCTAATATTGGCGCTACCTGGTTAAACAACTCGATAGCTAAATCTAATCTATGGGCCGTAGTAATAATCGTTTGCGGCCTACCGCGCAACTTCGGCATAACAGTAGCCCAATAGCCAACTACCCCAGCCAACAAAATACTTTTACCGTTCTGTCTAGCCACACTAACCAGGCCTTGCCTATGCAATAAATCGCCGTTAGCGTCGTGCGCCAATAAACCGCTAGCGACGTGATATTGCCAGTCCATTAAATCAACGTTTAAAAAGTCTTTAGCCCAAACTTTTACGCCGTCCGCAAAATAACGGCCTTCACGATTACAAACAGTTTCTAAACGCGGCCTGTATATGTCTGCATAATTATGCACTACGTCGACTGGTTGCCTTCTGTCGTCATCTGGCCAGTTCTCGCCAGTTACGGCCAGTTCAGAAACCAAACCGCTATTTTCAGCCATTTTAGATAAGAAAATAGAAGCG